TAAATAAAAAGAATGATAATTTTAAAAGAACAAGGAACATCACAAAATCTTTACGCTACGATTGATGGTTTAGAAGCTGATGCTATTGTTTTAAGAGATGAAGAAGCAAATACAGAAGAAACTATCGGGTGCGTATTTTCGATTGATAAATATTACGCAGTTACTAATTTGGTATTTCCGATAATAGAAAACAAATTCTACAATTTGACTATTTTAAATGGTACTGATGTAGTTTACAGAGACAAAATATTTTGCACAAACCAAATAATTGAAGAATTTAGTATAAACAAAAATGTTTACACGCAAAGAACTTCAGATAATGAATTTATAATTTATGGATAACGTACACATTTTAAGTTTAAGCGCTTATAATTCTCCAACTATAACTGAATCTAAAAACAAAGAGTTCGTTGAATACGGCGTAGATAACAACTATTTTCAATATCTTATTGATAGATTTTTGTACTCAAATACAAATCACGCTATTATAACAGGTGTTGCTAATATGATTTATGGAAAAGGAATCGATGCTACTGATTCAAATCGTAAGCCAAACGAATACGCACAAATGATGTCTATTATAAAAAAGGATTGTTTGCGCAAAGTTGCTTTAGAACGTAAGTTACTTGGAATGGCTGCAATGCAGGTTATTTACTTGAATGGTAAAGTTAAATCGGTTGAACATTTTCCAATGCACACGTTAAGAGCAGAAAAATGTAACGATAAAGGCGAAATTGAAGCTTGGTTTTATCATCACGATTGGTCAAATTACAGAAAAGGTGACGTATTAAAACGCATACCTGCTTTTAAATTTGGTAACGGAAAAGAAGTTGAATTATACGTTATTAAACCATACGTTTCGGGTTATCACTACTATACTCCGATAGATTATTCGGGTGCTTTACCATACGCAACTTTAGAGCAAGAAATTTCAGATTACTTGATCAACGATGTAATGAATGGTTTTAGTGGTACAAAAGTAATTAACTTTAACAATAACATACCACCTGAAGAAAAACGCCAAGAAGTTGCAAACGAAGTTAAACGTAAATTAACAGGTTCAAAAGGTGACAAAGTAATTGTATCTTTTAACGCAAGTGCTGAAAACAAAACTACAGTTGACGATATTCCATTAAACGAAGCACCGGCACATTATCAATACTTATCTACCGAATGTTTTGAAAAATTAATCGTTGGGCATCGTGTTACAAGTCCAATGCTTTTAGGAATTAGAGATACAGGCGGTGGTTTAGGAAACAATGCAGATGAAATAGAAACTGCAACACGTTTATTTGACAATATTGTTATTAGACCTTATCAATTAGAAATCATTGAAGCGTTAGATGAAATATTAGCAGTAAACGGAATCGCTTTAAACCTATATTTTAAGACAATACAACCACTTGATTTTATAGATGTAAATACATTAAGCGCAGAAACGAACGAAGAAGAAACAGGCGTTAAAATGAGTAAAATATGTTGTTCAAGTGACAATACTTTAGACGATGAAGTTGCAAATGATTTAATAGACTTAGGAGAAACACCTAACGAAAATTGGTTATTAATTGACGAAAGCGAAGTTGACTACGATACTGACGATGCTGAAAACGAATTATTGAATAAAGAGCCAAAACAAAGTTTACTATCTAAAGTTTATAATTTTGTAAGTACCGGTTCTGCAAGACCAAACGCTAAAAGTGAGCAAGACGAAAACATTGATGGAATTAGATTTATAACTCGTTACGTTTATGCGGGTGAAATTTCTGCTGATAGTAGATTGTTTTGTAAAAAAATGAAAGAAGCTGATAAAATTTATCGTAAAGAAGATATTATTAGAATGTCGGAACAAGCGGTAAACAAAGGTTGGGGACCACGTGGAGCTGACACTTATTCAATATGGTTATACAAAGGCGGTGGTGCTTGTCACCATAGATGGAATAAACAAGTTTACGCAAGTTTTGAAGGTGTAAACATTGATGTTAATTCACCTAAAGCAAGAATAATAGCAGGTGCAAAAGCTGCAGAATATGGCTATACAGTTAAAAATGAGGAATTAGTTTCCAAACGACCAATAGATATGCCAAACAAAGGATTTTTACCTAAAAACAATTAGAAAATGGCTTACGCATTATTAATTTCAACTGAAGATGTAAAAAGATTCACTATACTAAATGGAAATTTAGATGTAGACGACTTTATCCAATATATAAAAATAGCACAGGATATAACTATTCAAAACTATTTAGGAACTGATTTATATAACAAGTTTCAAACCTTGATTATAAGCGGTGATATTAACTTAAACGCAAACCTTAAATATAAGAATCTTTTAACCGAGTATATTAAACCGATGTTGATTCATTTTGCTATGGTTCAATATTTACCTTTTGCAGCTTATACAATAGCTAACAAAGGAGTATTTAAACATACTGCTGAAAATTCTACAAGTGTAGAGAAAAACGAAATTGATTACTTGGTAGAAAAAGAACGTGATATTGCACAACATTACACACAACGCTTTATAGATTTTATGTGTTTTAACAATGCAACTTTTCCTGAATATAATAGTAACTCTAACGGGGATATGTTTCCTGATACCGACAATTTCTATGGATCTTGGGTGTTATAAAAAGAAAAGAAAAAAGGTAGGTAGTTATACCAAACCTAAAGAAGAAAACAAAAAGAAGTTAGAATTATTTTTAACAAAAATAGAAAATGGCAAATAATATAGATTGGGGGCAAGGTGTAAATAACAATGATATTTATTGGGGGCAAGGTGCTATCACCAATGATATTAGTTGGGGTAGTGTTTACTCTGTAAGTTGGTCGGGTGAAACTGAAATATTAGGAAACGAAATTGATGCAGTAATAGATTTCATAGCAAGGGTTACTGCTGATAGCGGTACGTTTGAAGCGAAACAATGTTTAATTAATATAATAGAAAATATATGAGTTTATTTGATAGTGCTTCATTGGTAGTCACTCCGAATGGTTACAAAGAGGACAAACTTTATTCGATAAAACCTACTGATGGTAGTGGTGATTTGGTAGTAACGAGAGCAACGACTGCAACGAGAGTTAATAGTGCGGGATTGGTTGAAATAGTGCCTTATAATTTGGTGCAATATTCGGAGCAGTTTGATAATACTGCAATGTGGAATTTATCAAATGTAAGTATAGTTGCAAATAATACAACTGCACCAAACGGAACTTTGACCGCTGATAAAGCAACTTGTGCAAGTGGCTCATCAATTTCTCCAAATATTTACAGTAATAATTTTTCTGTTGTAAATGGAACTCAATACACTTGGTCTTTTTATGCTAAAAAAGGAAGCAACAAATACGTTAAAGTTCGTTTTTCGGGAAGTGGATTCTCTACATCTACAGTAATTCCTGTTTTTGATTTAGATGCGGGAACTGTTGTATCGGGAACGGGAACAATAACAAATATTGGAGATGGTTGGTACAGATGCTCCGCTATTGAAATAGCAAATGCAAGTGGTGACGGAATTGTTACTATTGATTTACCAAGTTCAACTAATGTATGGCCAAATGGAAACTTTAACGGAACTGAATTTATATTCTTATGGGGAGCTCAAGTAAATCAAGGCACACTTAAAGAATACTTCCCTACAACTGATAGATTAAATGTACCTCGTATTGATTACACTAATGGAAGTTGTCCGAGTATATTAGTAGAGCCACAAAGAACGAATTTACTTACTTACTCTCAGCAGTTTGATAATGTAAGTTGGATAAAATCAAATTTATCTATAACTGCAAATGCTACTACTGCACCCGATGGCACTTTAACTGCTGATAAATTAGTAGAAAATAGTAGTAATGCTAATCACCTTGTACAAAAAGCTGTTGTTGCTTCTAATGCAGTTTATACGTTTTCAGTTTTTGCTAAAAAATCAGAAAGAAATTGGGTTGTTTTAAGAGGTGTAAATGCATCTTTTCAAAACGTTAAAGCGTGGTTTAACATTGATGCAGGTACTATCGGTACTTTAGAAAATGGAGCTACTGCTAAAATAACTAATGTAGGCAACGGATGGTATAAATTAGAAATGACTATCCCATCGTTTTCTACAGGCTTTGAGTTTAGAGTAAGTACTTCAACAGGTAATAATGTAGACAGCTATACAGGAGATGGTACTTCAGGTTTATTTATTTGGGGTGCTCAATTAGAGGCAGGAAGTTACCCTACTTCATATATTCCTACAGTAGCAAGTTCAGTTACTCGTAATGCTGATGTTATTTCTAAAACAGGAATAAGTAGTTTAAT